GATGCACCAGCGGAAATCTGCCCGCCGCCACCGCCGCCGGTGTTGTTCGATGAACCCCCACCCCCGCCATAAGCCGTCAGCAGCGACCCGACTGTGGTGTTTCCCCCTGCGCCACCCGGCTGCCCGGCGGCTCCGCCAGCCCCTATAGTGACAGTCTCGGAGGCAGCCAGCTGAACGCCGCGAAAGATGCCCCTGTTATAGCCGCCCCCTCCGCCGCCGCCTCCGCCGCCGCTGTGCCCGCCACCGCCCCCGGCCCAAGCTTCGATGATGACAAGACCATCGTCAGGGAAGCCAGAAGGCTTGCTCAAGCTGCCCGAGGCGGTGAACACATCGTAGGCGAACGCTGCGCCGCCCGAGAGGTTGTCCAGAAGTACCTTCTTCACCCCCGAAGCTGAAGTGTCGTAGGTCATCACGTAGTCCGCTGCGCCGTTGGGCGTCGCGTCGGCGGTCAACAGGTTCATGACCTTCAGCATGTTCGGCAAAGTCATCCGAACGTCGCCGGGGACGGAAGCATCCCGCAATATGATTTCGTCAGCCAGCGCCGGGGCGGTCTCGGCTCCTAGGCTGGTGAGCTTCTGCTGCGCGTCGAGCGTCGTGCGCGCGGCGGCGGATGTCGTGTCATCCAGGACAGTCTGCATGAAGCTCGTGACATGAGCCCGGAGCTGGTTGAACTTGTCGACCAGGTCATTGAGGTCCACACGCGCCAGCTTTGGATCGTCGGTCCCCGCGTCCAGGTTCGTCTTGGTGGCAGTGGTTGGCCAGGTCATTTCTTGCGCCCCTTGATCTCTGCATCAACCGTGGCATCGGTAAGCGTCCCGTTCTGGTAGATCTTGAACTCCGCCGCTGGTTCCGGGTCACCTGTGATTGTTGTCGCCTTGGAGAGCAGGTCCCATGTCCAGCCCGACCCCGCGTTCTGGAAAGCCCGGATAGTGGCGGATGTGATTGCCGCGGTCTCGCCGCGCGTGGCGAGCTTGAAGTGGCCGGTGGCAATTCGCTCAAAGCGGCCTGAACTGGCAGCGGAAGTGTCCACATCCTGATACTCCTCGATCTTCACCTCTCCGTCGACCAGCGACACAAGCGAAAGCAGCACAGGTGTTGTTCCAGCAACCGAGGCGCGGAATTTAATGTAGCGATAACCCTCCACCGGATCAAGCGGGATGAAGCTTCCAACCGGTGCGCCATCAGCCGTAGTCCCCAACTGCATTGTCAACGTGACAGTGCCCACGGCATTTGCCGTCACGATTGGGCTGAAAGTGAAGTCCGATCCGAGGTCAATCGTCAGCGTGGTGTACTCGATGGGCGATTTGTTTGTAACGATCCCCCGCCACGTGCCGGGAAGGGCGTCCCACGTAGCCGGGAGGTCATCCCATGTCTGAAGACCTGCTGCCTCTAGAACACCCTCGTATGCGACGAAGCAGTCAACCTTCGTTCCCAGCCAGCCGAGGTCGAATTCATTCTGCGAGAAGATCACGTCCTGAAGACGCGGGTCGCCGATCGTCGCCTCGATAATGGCGGGCGCGGCACTCTCGTTCCCGGACGTATCGACCAGCACCAGGCCGAAGGTGTAGGTTCCGGCGGAGAGCTCGTTGGTTTCCCATGGGCTCGCAGTCAACAGACCGGTGTGAAGTGGCTGCATCGCTCCCCAGGCTACGCCCGTCCCGACGCCATACTGGATCAGGTAGCCGGCATGGTCGGGAGGGGGCGTCGCCGTCCAGATGAAGCGCCGAGTCCCGTCCGCTTGGACCGATATGTTGAAGGTTGACGGGTTGGGCGGAGGCGTCGTCTTCCCCGTGACCGTGTGAGTCCCCTCGGCCCAGGGCGAGCGCGCGCCCAGGGACGAAACCGTTCGCGCTCGAATATCGTAGGAGATGTCATCCGCCACGTCCCAGATGTAAAGCAACGTCGCATCGACGTCGACGACGCCCGCGGGTTGATACACGCTCGTTGCGGCCTGCTTGTATTGGATCTCCATGGTGCTGGAAAACCCGTCGACGTCGCCCCAGATCACCTTGATGCGCGAGACAACCGTCCCGTCCGATTTGATAAAGAGCTCGTCGTCTCCGGATGCGAAGGCGAGCCCCTGCGGCGCCGACAGAACGAAGGGGTTCCCCACCGACGAACTTCCAGCGGGCGGCTTCACCGTCTCCTCGGTATCAGGGTCGAAGTCGAACACGGTTGAATCTGTCTCCGCCAGGGACAGGGTAACGCCGCGCAGAGCCGGTCCGCCCGTGTCCGAGTCTATCTCGGAGTCCTCCATCCGAATGACTTCGAAAGTCTTGTCGGCCCAGCCCCGGCGCGTATTGCTGACCTTAACGACCGATGTCGGTATCGCGCGGAAGCCCTTCGGGCCGACCTGAAGTTGCATCCGCTTCTCCCGCCGGTGGCGCGACAGCTCGATCTTCGCCAGCCTCTGCGCGGTTGAGGATCGTGACGTCCAAGGCAGGTCGAGAGGCCCACGCCAGAGAACGTCCCCGCCGTCGTTCGCGATGAAGGTTGAGTCAACCACGGGCGGATAATCGGTCTCCTCGCCCAAGGTAAGCAAAGGCGAGAATATCCCGCGAACCGCGTTGAACCGGGTGCGGCGAGAGTGGCGCGTCTCAACATCTATCGGTCCGAACAGGTCCTCCTCGCTGAAAGTCTCCGGCATGGGCGTCTCGTACGCACCAGGCTTGATCAGAAAGTCCCCGCCCGCCCACACAAGCCTGCCCGCCATCGACGACAAGATGCCCAGGATTGCCGAGCTCTTTTCCACACCATCGTCGTGCACCCCGGAGGCCTGGTAGCGTGGCTCGCCCGTCCGGATGATCACATGCTGGCCGGTCCCAGCGCCGGTGACGTCGATAGCGGTTCGCGCGATGGCGTTCTCCAGCGAGGCGGCCAATCGAATGGCCGCGGCAATCCCGCTTCCGTGTTCCGCGTCAACGTCTCCCGCTGTGATCGCCGTGGCCGCGGCCCCCGTGTAGCTCCCCGCGCTAAGATTGATCGTGACCCCGCTGCTGGGCTTCCAGTTCGCGCCCACAATCCGGTCAACGATCGCGTAGTAGGGCGTTCCCGTAGCCAAGCCCGCCGGGGCGGTGCCATCCGTGAACAACTCGACTCGATCGCCGGTCTCGATCCGTAGTGGAGCCCCTGAGCTTGCCTGCGCAAGACGCAACTCATTGCTTGCGGCGTCAACCGATCGAACAGCATGGCCGACAGGCCGAACGTCCACGATCTCGTCGCAGATGTTCGCAGCTGCGTTGGACTGATTATCATCCATGTCTGTTGCGGCGAAGCGCCCGCCAACGTCCGGCTCAAGCAGAAACTGGCGAAGAACAAGGGCCGAGTTGCCCGTGAACTTGAAGGTACTGTCCCGCGTGTCGAGGACGCTGTTCGTCCGCGCCAGAACACGTATGTTGGGGATGCCGTTCGGGAACAGCTTCGCTCGCCAGTTGAACGTGATCACCAGATAGGCGATCCCGTGACCGGCGAAGTTGCTGTCCAGATAGGAGACGTCGTTCAGCAGCTTCGCGTCCGGGGTGTCGGTGGGCCCGCCGAGGTGCTTCCGGATCCATACGTCGGGGGAAGCGTCCGGGCGGTACTTGCCAGAGGTGACCTCGCCGTTGCTGCCAGCATTGATTTCGCTCTCGAAGATCGGCTCGTCGTCGAACCATACAATCGGGATCGAGTGCCAGGCGCGTGGCGCATTCCCGAGGACGATCACCATGTGGTGGAACCGGTTGTCGTCGGTCGTCTCGAAAAACGTCAAGACGCCCGCCGCAACCTGCTCACCGAAGGGCAGCCGCTGGTTCGTAATGGCCTGGCGAAGAGTGGTCGTCCGCTTCTGGCTTGGGGTTGACGGCGCCAGCAGTACGGTCTGCACTGCATTAAGTGCCGCACTGGCCACGCCGATGACGATCGCCGACTGGAGAACGGTCAGCCCGAGAATGGTCGTGCCCGCCAGTGCGGCTGAGGCTCCCGCAAGCGCGCCAGCCGCAACGATGGGTACGGCCGGCGGCATCAGTCAAACGCCCACGCATGAAGCCAATGGGGGCGCGGGTAGCGCACCAGACCCTGCATCCCGGGAAACAACGCGCTCACGCCATCAAGCCCGACAAGGCCGGCTGCGACCGCCCTGCCCTCAGGCGTCTCAATCTCGGCCAGCACCGGGCATCCGCGTCCGGCGAACCTGACGTCGCACGAGCGTAACCCCGCCTTCTCCAGCCTTTCCTGGACGGCAGCTTCAAGCCCGCCAACTCTCGCCATCGCGGCCATGGCGCCACGAGCGCTTTTATATGCCCGGATCCCCCGCATCAGGTCCGAGCAACCCTGCGCCTGCAGACCCGCGTTCGCGAACGCGCAGCAATCGTTCCGGCCATACTGGAAGGGCATGTTCTGGCGAGCGGCGAAATACGCGGCAAGCGCAGAGTCCCAGTTTCTGACGCGTCTCATCCCGCCTCGCTCAGTTGAATTTCGCGGTTCTGGATTGAGGCGACATAATCGAAGAAGGTATTGTTCGGGTTGACCCGCTTCCAGTCCTCAGGCGTATAAGTCTTCCGGGACACGTATTCCAGATCGATCAGCCGGTTCTCGGCCGTGACGGTCACGACCAGCGCGCCGGGAATCTCGGTGTCGTGCATCATGTCCATGCGGCCACGGAACCGGACTATGCCATCCGGGATTATTGCCCCGGCATCGTCAAGCTCCACCCGCCAGACAGTGCACGCCCGGCCCTGGAACTCCTCGCCGTAGGCGATCGTAATGAAGTCGTCGACTGCGTTCGGGAACTCTGTAGTTGGGATCACGATCAGCTTCAGACGCACACCCGAGGCGACAACATCCGACTCTTCCGGTATCGGTTCTACGGTCCCGAGACGCCCCGAGCCGACATACGTGTTGCCATCGAAGGTCTTGTCCCCAAGCCCATCCCACAGACGAACAGTCCCGCTGTCGAACACCATCTCGACGAAGTATCGCGGCCCTGTCTGCGCCTCAAGGAGTCGTGCCTCCTCCGATGCGGTAAGAACCCGGCTCATGGCACCACCTCCGCGACCTCGATAGTCACGCCGTCATAGATCACCGGGGAGTTGACCTGCCAGAACCCCACAGCCTGCGGCGAGATGAACAACCCCTTGGGGGAACTGACTACCAGGGCAGAGCCGTTCGAGGGTGCTGTGCGAATTCCCGGCCACGTGTTGATTGTTGCAAGCCCAGCACCATCAGAATTCACATTGTCCAGTACCATCAGAAGGCGCGAGGTGATGCCGCTCCCGATCTGAATGTAGTCGCCGGCCAGAAGGTATCCGCTTGCACTCAAGGGTAGTCCCGAGACATTCAGCGCCTCGCCCGTCTGCCCCGCGCCTGCAACGACAGGCGTGCCCGGCGTTGTTCTGGCCGAGCCAAGCGCCAAGGGCGCCGCGGGATCGCCGAGCAGAAAGGTTCCGGCATTGGTCCCCGGCCGACGGAGAGCCGCAAGCCAGGCGGCCAGCGCGCGCCCCTCCGCCTCGTTCCTGGACCGGAGGGCAAGCGAGCCCGCCCACATCCGTCCGTCGAACACCTGCGTGATCAGGTTCAGCGTCCAGGGGTTGCGGGCGCGCGAGGTAGTGTCGACCACACGCCATTCGAGCGAGGCAACCCCGAACGTCTCGGGAGACACGAGGGGGAAGGAAGGCATTCGTCAACCCCTACCGAAGATGCTGGGCTTCCGGCGGCGGGTCTCGACGACCGCCGCCACTGCCCGCCGCTCGACCTTACCCGGCCCAACGCTGTCGTTCAGTGCCTTCTCAAGTCGAGCGATGGCGGCGCTGTCCGTGCCGCGCGCGTCTATGAAGAAGGTGTTCTGGCCGGATCCCCCGCCGCCAACACCGCCCCCGCCAGCAACCTCGACACCAAGGCGCCCGCTGCTCGTCCGTCTCAACGGCATGATGGCTTCGGGCTCCTTCTCACTCATGAGGCCGATGCCGTTGGCGAAGGGAAAGATCGTCGGCTCTCTTACCACGCCGCCACGCGCGAAAGGAACGATGTTACCGTCCGAGAACACGTTGCCCAAGGCGGAAGGGCGCGGGACCGGGAGCGGAGACGATGTGGGCGCGGCACTGCCACTCAAGACGCCGATCAGCCCCTGGAACAGACTGCCAAACAGGCCCCCGCCGCCACCGCCGCCGCTCCCGCTCACGGCCGCGATGTCCAGGAACTTCTGGAGTATGCTCTCAAGCGCCCCGAGCAGGATGTCCGTCGCGCTCGCTCCGTTCTGTATGTCGCGAATTATGCCATCGAAGACCTCGCGCGAGGCATCGCGCAGTTCCTCGGTGACGCGCTGAGTCCCCTCGATCTTCGTGCGCAGCTCGTCCAGGCGTATGATCTCGGCTTCCTCGGCCGAGCCCGCGGCGGCACCCGCCTCGCGCAGAATGTTGTACCGCTCGCGCTCCTGGTTCGTGAGCAGCAGCAGGTCGATCTCCTCGCGCAGAGATTGAATCACATCGTCGGCCTGTTGTGCGCGGCGCTTCGCCTCCAACTGCTCGACCAACTCCGCGATAACCCTGCCCTGCTCCGATCCGGCGGCCACACCTGCCTCCGTCAGGCGGTTGTGCTTCTCAAGCTCCAGGTTCGTGAGGTCGAACGTGTCGACCTCCTCGCGCAGCGCGGCGATCACTTCACGAACCTTGTCAACGGCTTCCTGCTGCGACTGGCTCAACTCGTTGGTCTTGGTCGTGGGGAGCACCAGCGCCTCGCCAAAAGTCACCAGACCGCCCTTAGCCGCAGCAATCGCCTTGTCCAGCAGCGCCACATTCTGCTCTGCAGTCGCAGCGGCGTCGTTTAGTGCCTTGTCGCCTTCGAGGAGCGCTTGGCGCGCAGCAATCAAGTCGGCCAAGGCCTGCTGTGCGTTTTCGAAGGCTTCTGCCCGCCGAGGGACGGCTGCGTCTATGCCAGAGAACCCCTGCGAGTCGACTACACCCTGTGCCTGCCGGATCTTCGTAGTCAACTGAGCGTAAGACTCACTGCTCAACGCCAGTGCGCGTTGCTCCGCGACCGCTGCCTTCACGTTCTCAAACCGACTCTTTGCCTCGATCAGCTTCTGATTCGCTGCCTCGACCGATACCGCCGTGCCGGAGTTGAGCACGCCGGACAGTATTTGTACTTGCGTGATCTCGTCGCCCATTGATTTGACGATCTCGTCGGTCGCCGCCGCGAGACGCCGCGCTGGGCCGATAGACCCGCCGAACAGATCGGAAGACAGTGCATCCAACTTGTCAGCATTCGCGAACACCAGTGCCAGGCCACCAGCAATCAGCCCCAGCGGACCTCCCAGCGCCGCGAGCGCAACGCGCAGCGCGCCGGCACCCGCTGTTGCGGCACCCAGGCCCACGGCCACGCGAGGTAGCTGCGTAGCGGCCAGCACGGCGAGTGTCTGTCCCAGAACGTCAAGATTGTTGGACAGCAACGCGAGCACGTTAACGGCTGAGGTGGCAGCCTTGAACAGTCCAGTCCCGATGGTCTGCACGAAGTCCACGAACGCCGGATTCTGGATAGCGACAATGAGCCCTTCGATAGCCAGCCGCAGCGGCTCCGAGGCTCTGGACGAAAGCTCGAACAGGTCCCCGAATGCATTGCCAAGCGAAGTAAGAGCACCGCCCAGCGTCGTGCGCGCGGCGGCCGCCGATCCGCCGAACTGCGTTTCAAGTTCCGCGAGGATCACTTCCTGCGCCTTAACCGTCTGCCCAGTCTCGACGAGCTGTTTCACCAGCTCTTTCTGCGTCTCGCTGAACGTGATGCCCGATCTGCTGAGAGTGGTCAGCCCAAGCACGGGGTCATTCAGCGCCTTGCCAACCTGGATC